ACGTTCCAGCCGTCGTGTAGGCTTGCTGACTCGGAAGAGCGCCAGTCTTACCACTCCATCCAAACGCTTTGGCCGACGCAGCACCTCGTGTGATAATCGCTGGCATGGTGTCTTTACTTGAACTGAGTCTGGCTGGCGAACACGATGAACGTGCGATCCGCCGTCTTGGTGATGGTGTAGGTGTAGATGTCCCAGCTAGACGCATTGCCCGCAGCCCACGCAGTGCCGCCTTGGTATTTAGGTGTCACCGTAGTGCCGTCTATCTGGAGCACGTTGTTGTAGTAGGCGGTCGCACCTGTTGCCACGATATGAACACAGGAGATGGTCTGACCGGTCGAAAGGTAAGAGTTTAACGAACGCGCTTTGGAGAACGTCAGATTCAGCGTCCAGTTGGCAGTCGCAGTCGCCGTAGCATACAGGACCGACTGCGAGTTGATCTCGTAGATAATCGTTCCAGTGGCCGCGACGCCGGTGATGGTCGTAGGCTCAACCGCACTCGTCAGCGAAGCCCTGACCAGCGTGGGCTGGATGACCGGATTGTAGGTGAATGCTGAAGAGACCGTTGGCATTTTTAGTAGGCTCCGCCAAACGCTGTGACCTGCAACGCAGTGCCAGCGGCAGTGGTAGTCACCGTCGTAGAGGCATACAGCGCAAACGCGGCAGGCAGCACCAGAGGTGCTGGAAACGTGTAGGTCGTCGTGAAGGCCGCTGACGTTGCACTTGGCGTTACAGCCGTAACCGCAACTTCAAGGATCATAAACGCGGTCGTGCCGTCCCAGAGCCAGATGTCCACGAGGTTTGCTGCGTTTGCGGTCGTGATGCCTGTGCCAGCAGCGTTCACTTGGATTGAATCGATCCGAAGTCCGTTGGTGGAGGTAGGAACGAATGCCGTGATGTTAGCACCGGCCAGCGATGCTGTCGCCGTCGGCGCACGAGTGGTAGCCGCGGTCTGCGCCACCAAGGTCAGAGTCTTGGCGTAAGGTGTCTGGGCAAAAATGGGTGTGGATGTAACGGCCATAAATTAAAATCCTCCAAAGTTAAGTGCCAAGAAAATGTTGCTGCCGGTTGAGGCTGAACTTTCACCAGCTGCAATTGTAATTGCTCCGCTTCCGTTGGTAATTGTTATGCCAGAGCCAGCCGTCAAAGTTGCTTTGGCCAGTGTATTTCCGGTCGTGTTGCCGATGAGCAACTGGCCATCCGTGTAAGTTGTCTGACCTGTTCCGCCATTCGCCACCGTCACCGTGTCGGATAACGTCGAGCCTGCCGCCGTGACCGTGATAGCCGCCGTTCCGTCGAAATTGACGCCATTGATGGCGCGAGGAGTAGCGAGAGCGGTTGCGGTCGCTGCGTTGCCCGTAGTGCTGCCGCTGCTGCCCGTGACGCTGCCCGTGATTGCAGCCGTGACCGTGAGCGTTGCGAGCGTCCCGACGCTGGTCAGACTCGATGCGGTGACGCCAGATGCGAGGGTTGAGCCGGTAAGCGTGCCGGCTGGCGCAATGACGTCCACCGTAGTGATGCCAGTCGTCAGCCCTTTTGCGTTGATCGTGACGACCGGAATTGCAGTCGAGCTTCCTGTCGTTCCTGCCGTGGCTACGGTTGCGAGCGTCCCGGCTGCGGTTACGTTTGCCGTGCCGTCGAAGCTCGGTGACGTATAGACGAGATCGCCTGTGACAGCAATCGTGCGACCAGTTGCCAACGCTGTTGCCGTCGCCGCGTTGCCGGTCGTTGAGCCAGACGAGCCGCTAGCATTGCCAGTCAGATTTGCAGTGATCGTTCCCGCCGTGAAATTACCGGACGCATCACGCGCAACGATTGCCGATGCCGTGTTGGCTGACGCTGCCGTCGTTGCCGAATTGCTGACCTTTAGTGCCGTTGCAATCGTGTCCAGCTTCGTGTCGACGATCGCGGCACTCGCGTTGATATCCGCGTTCACGATCACTCCAGCGGCGATGGTCGTTGCAAAAGACCCGGTGCCACTTCCGGTGACATCACCTGTGAGCGTGATCGTCTGGTCGCCCGTGTTGGCACCAGACACTGATGTCGTGCCGGTGACAGCTAGAGTCGGAGTCGATGAACCAGATACGACGACATCATTGATCGACGTCGGAACGATGGCGCCAAGAGTCAGACTGATTGCCGGCGTGGTCGTCGAGGTCGCGACGGTGCCGGACACTCCGTTCGCCGTCGTCACCGACACGCTCGTGACTGTGCCACTGCCTCCAGCCGCGACGAATGAAGTGTTCGTTCCGTCACTCTGGAGAACCTTGCCGCTCGCTCCGACCTGTGACGGAAGCAGAGCGTTGAGCGCAGCCTGCGCGGTGACTTGACCCGTGCCGCCCTTGGCGATTGTGACCGTGTCCGAGAGCGTGCTGCCGGCAGCGGTCACCGTGATGTTTGCCGTGCCGTTAAAGCTGGTGCCGTTGATGGTTCTCGCCGTTGCAAGCGCTGTTGCGGTCGAGGCGTTCCCGGTAAGTGCACCGTTAATTGTGCCTGCCACACTGAGCAGTCCCCCAATATACGCCGCACCAGCCACGCCAATGCCCCCGCTCACAACCAAAGCGCCTGTGGTCGTTGAGGTGGAGGCCGTCGTGTCGAGCGAGCGAATGACTCCGCCCTGCGACAGAATCGAATAGTTGTTCGTCCCCCCGGTCGGGGCACCGCTCAACAACAGGCTCGCCGCGTCGGTGATAGTTCCGCCAGCACCGGCGTTAATGGTCGGCGCAATAACCCAAAGGCCAGCCGACTGAGTTGCCGTACCGCTCGGCTTATTCAGAGAACCTTGGATTACGGTCGTGTATAGCTGCCCCGCCGCCGTTCCCGGCGTCAGCGTCGAGTTGAAGATCGTCCCGATTGCCGTGCCCGTACTGGTGAAAGACCCGCCGAACATATTCTGCTGCGTCGCGCTGAGTGCCGCCCCGAACGAGGTCTTGGCACTGGACGAAGTCAGGGAAAGGTTGCTCCCACCGTAAATCGCGCCCGCGTTCCCGAATCCTCCAGCGTTGATGAGGGAGCCCGTGGTCGTGGAAGTGGAGGCGGTGGTGCCCGCGCTTGTAAGGACTGCGCTTGTTCCGCTGAGTGTGGTCGTGCCGGTCAGAGTCGGGCTGATGGCGCAGACCACGTTGCCGGTGCCGGTTTTCTCTGCAATGGATGTCGCGTTGCCGACTGACGTGATCACTCCGGTCAGATTGGCATTGGTGACGACGGTCGCCGCGTTGCCGATACTCGTCACACCTCCAGTGAGATTTGCGTTCGTGACTACGGTCGCTGCAAAGCTGCCCGTGCCACTTCCGGTGACTCCACCAGTCAGCGTGATGGTCTGATCGCCTGTGTTCGTTCCGCTGATTGCGCTCGTGCCAGTAACTGCCAGCGCCGGCGTCGAGGAACCAGACAGCGTCACCGCGTTGACCGTCGTCGGCGTGATTGCACCGAGCGTCAAGCTGATCGCCGGCGTTGTCGTGCTGGTCGCCACCGTTCCCGAAACACCGTTTGCAGTCGTGACGGAAACACTCGTCACCGTGCCACCTGTCGCGCTGATGGTGATTGATCCCGGTGCGTTTGCAATCGTGACACCAGAGCCAGCCGTCAGCGTCGCCTTCGCAAAATCTCCGTTCGAGCCGATGAGCAACTGCCCATCGGTTGACGCTCCGACCAGATCGAGAATCGAAGTCACGCCACCTCCACCGCTGCCAGTTCCACGCGCTGCGCTCAGAGTCCACGCAGATGTGTTCCGTGATGGCTTCTCTTTATTGTCATCCGTGTTCGAGACGTAGGAATCGCCATTGTATGCGACGAGGTCGAGACGCTGATATCTTTCGCTCGCTTGCCACTTGCCTCGCGGATTCAAACCCTTCGGCTCGGCAAATTCCTTTCGCAGTTGGTCGATTTCTCCAGCTCGCGGAAAACGTGAAAGCTCGTCGAGGACGATTGATTTTACCTTGGACGGAATCTCTATTGCCGCCGCAGCGATCAAGTCTTTTGCCTGCTGTTCGATTTCCTTCGTCTTGTTTTTTTCCGCCAGCAGCACAGAGTATTTTGCGGCCGTGGTTCGTTCCAGATTGCGAAGCAGTTCGTCAACTTTTTCCGTCAGATTGATTTCAATGGAATCTGCCAGCTCGCCTGATTTGTTTTTTGCAAATTCCTCAAGCTCGCTGCGAAGTTGCGGCTCGATCACCTCGAGGTTTTTTTCAATTTCGTCCGTCAGAAATTGCCGCATCTGCGGAAGCTGCTCGACGAGTTCTTTCAACTCGGTCCGCTGAATTAGAGCCAGTTCGACGAGACGTTCGATTTTGAGTTGGGTATCCATCGATGAATTGATCAATTCGATTTCTCAGCCTGAGTCGAACCGTCAGCAGTTGATGTGGCCGGCCTCGAAAAGTTGATGAGTTCTGTGATGCGACTGGCTTCTTTGACTTGATCAGCCTGCACGTCGAGTCGCTCGACGATTTTTGTCGCCCACGAATATCCTTCGTCACCGCCCCAGCCGTTCCACGCCTGCCAGCCTTTTCCTTTGTCGCTCCACGTCTCGCCCTTTTTGTCTACCTCGTGACGATCGAAGAACGCCTTCATGCGCTTCACGCTATCGACTGATAGCGGACGCTTGTTCATGATGTCGCGCGCGCGTGCAATTCCGACGCTGGTCATTCCGCGTTGAGACGGTGGCTTTGATGCGCGCACCTCGAGCGAGCGCTTCGCATTCTGCACCATCGCATCGGTCGGAATGTAACTGTCGGTTTGGAAATTGATGGTCACGCAGTCGGACTCGAGCGCGACGTTCTTCTTCGGCAACTTCGCGACGCTGGCTGAAACTGACTGCGCCGATTCCTTTGCCATGCCAGCAGAGATCATCAACGACTGCGCGGCGTCTGGAGTCAGATCGCCATTGCGAAGATTCTCAATGATAGCGAGCACCGCTGCGATTTGTGCGCCGTTCAATGGATCAATCTCTGCGGAGATGTCTGGAAACGCTTCAGCGCCGGCGATATCGCTCGGCACGGCGTCACCTCCTGCACCGCTTCCGCCACTTGAATCAACCTGTGCTGCCGCCGCTGCCGCTCCGACGTTGTCGCCGGCCGCTGCCGCTGCTGCTGGAGTTGACGGAAGCGAATTCGTCACGAGACGAATCGACGTTTCCGGCACTCCGTATTTCGACGAGAGTTCCTTGATGAAGCTCGCCTCGATTGCGATCTGCTCCAGCCGCGAGAAAGCGTCCGTGCCTTCCTCGCTCGCGATCTCTGCCAAGCTCTTTGCGCCTTGCCGATTCTCGTTCAGGTTTGCCGCAGATTCGCGACCGACATCGATCGAGAGCTTGGCCGGGAATCTCCACTCGCCGGCAGTCGCTCGGCGCAGCGCCTGCACCATCGTCTCGCCGGCCTTCAGGCTTGGCGCTGTCAGTTCTCCTCGAGCGATTGCGTCGATCAGGACTGCGTTCTTGATCGGGTCTAGAACCTTGTCCACGAGCACGCCCTGATGACGCGTGAACACGCGATCCGCCGCAGCGAATTCTGCGCGCACGCTCGGACCTTGGTATCCCTGCGAACCGAAGAGCACCGCCTGCGGAATGCCGACTGCCAGCGAAATCTCGTGCATGAGATGCTGCACGAATCCGGTGAACGCCTGCGATGGTCGCGACGGCATCACCTCGATTTTGTCAGCGTTGCCGAAGTAACGAATCATGCCGACTTCGCTGAGTTCGTTCTGCTGCTGCTGTCCGTTGCCTAGCGTAACCGCTGGATTAGGCGTGAACAAATTGCGTGGATTCGCCGTGCCACGATCCGAAAATACAAGTGCGGCCTGCTGCGACGCAAAGCGCACGCCAGCTTTTTCAGCTTCCAGAATTTCATAAAGCGAGCGAGCCGTGCGGATGCCCGAATGAAAGTCCGTGACGCCGCGATATTGATCGACGCGGAACGGATCAAAGT